AAAGGGCGGAAACCGCTACAAAATAAAATGAGGCGAGATGGTCAAGCAAGCAAAGCCGGTGCCGATGTTCGAGGACGAGCCGCCGTTCCGCTTCGAGGAACCGCCCGAGGACCACGACGATCTAGGCTTCGCGTTGCCGGAGCTCGACGCGCTCGACCTGTCGCCACTTGGCGCGCTCGACGGCCTCGACATCGGAGACGTTGGCGCGGTGCGGGCCAGCCAACAGCTCGACGGCCTGGACGACGACGCTCTGCTAGCCAAACCTCGCCGCATCCTCGCGAGCTCCGGGTGGGCCGCGGAAGACGCCTACGACCTCGCCGAACGCATCCACGAGCGCGGCCCCGGAACGCATCGCGCTATCCTAAAGGGCTCGTTTTTGTTTGGCGATTTTGTCGTCGGCGCCGCGCAGCTCTGCGGCCCCGCGGCCCTGAAACTCGCAACCCTCTCCTACGGACACGAGAACGTCGACGCACTCGCCACCGCCTTCGCCGATGGTCACTTGACCTCGCTCGACCTCATCACGAGCGACTATTTTGTTGCCCACTACCGGCATACGCTATGGCGGATGCTCGTCACGAGTCTGCCCCGCGACAAATGCCGGTATGCCGTTTGCCGAACGCATGCCAAGGTCGCGCTCCTCATCCCAGATCGCGGCCCCTCATGGACCATCGAAGGCAGCGCCAACCTGCGTTCTTGCGACTCGATCGAGCAGCTCACCGTCACCGTCGGTGACGACGAGGCCATACGCTTTCATCAAAAATGGATGAGCCGCATAATTGAGCGGTTCGCGCTCGGTGGGCGTGCTAGCCTCGGCAAGACCGCCACGTGGAGGACGGTGACAAATGGCTAAACGAGCAGCAAGCAAAGGCGCGCCCACTCAGCCCAGCGTGCGGCGCATAACCGCCTCGCGCAGCGCCGTCCGGCGCCTCGTCCGGCGCAACGCGCGCGCCGCGGCGGCCGTGCCGTTCTGAGGCGGACCATGGCCGGCAGACCAAGCACATTCACACCGGAAAAACGCGAGAAGATCCTATCAGCGTTGCGCGCGGGCAACTACCGTTGCGCCGCGGCGAGGTACGCCGGAGTGGAGGTAGCCTGCTTCACCGAATGGATCTACCGCGGCAACAAAGGCGATGAGCCGTACGCAGAATTCGCCAAGGAGTGTAAAAGAGCCGAGGGCGAAGCGGAAGCCGCCCTTGTCGCGACCGTGCGCAAGGCGTCGGTCGACACCTGGACCGCCGCCGCCTGGATCCTCGAGCGCAAGTACTCGCAACGCTGGGGACGCCGCGATCCGTCGTGGGAGCGCGACCGCCGCGAAGCGCGACAGGCTCAGGCCGCGCAACTCGCGGAAGTGCCGCTCGAGGAGCTCGAGCGCATGGTAGCCGCCGAACGCGCACGTCGCGGCAAGGCCGGCGCGTGATCACTGTGCGGCCCGCCAGGCCAAGCGATTACGCCTACGTGGCCGCGACCGCGCTCAAACAGGCGCCGATGTTTGTGCGGAGCTTCGACCGTGACGAGCTCGCGCTCGCCGTGCGTGCGTTCCTCGGCGCCTCCCGCATCGTGGTGGCGTGCTCCGAGACCGATGAAGACACGCTCGTAGGCTGGGCCGCTGCGATCGGTGGTGCGCCGTGGTTTGTTTTTGTCGCTCGCGACGCGCGCGGGCATGGCATCGGCGCACGCTTGCGCCTCGAGGTGACGCGTGGACCTGACGATCAGACTAGTGAGCGGGCTGCACATAGACGCGAGAATGACGGAAATGGTGCGCGTGGAGGTCTCGCGCTGCACCTGGACGGCGCACGGGGTGCTCGTCAGTGACCTGGAGGGCGACGGCGCGATCCTCATCCCGTGGGCGCGCATCGAGCACGTGCGCGTCCCCGCTCCTGCGTGCTTACTGGGCTCACCAGCGGTCGGAGGTGATGGGCAGCCTCGAGGCACTGCTGACGCATCGCCTCGGATTTGCCCTGACGACAGCGACGCCGCTGCAACGCCAACTCGCGCGCCTCGTCGACGGCGATCCGCGACTCGACCCGTCGACGCCTGAGCTCGTCGAGGCCGTTGGCAACGTCTCGCGCCTGGTAGGCGTACGCCCGCGGGAGGTCACCATTGTTGCTAGCATCCGTTCAGCCAAGACGATGCTCGCCGCGGCCGCCGCCGTGCGTGCGACGCAGACGATCCGGTGCGAGCACCTGCAAATCGGCGAGATCCCGCGTGTCTACATCGTGAGCCTCGATCTCGACCTGGCGCAAGTGGCGCACCAGCACCTGACAGGTACGATCCTCGCGTCGTCCGTGCTCCGCGAGCTCCTCATAGGCGAGCCTCGCTCCGACTCGCTGACGCTGTGCCACCCGAGCGGACGCCCCATCGAAATTTGCACCGTGGCCGGCAAGCGCGCTGGCGGGAGCCTCATCAGCCGGTGGTGCGCCGGTGTCATCTTCGACGAGGCGCCGCGCATGGCCGGCGAAGGCGACGCCGCGGTAAACTACGACGAGCAACGCCGCGTCGTCCTTGGCCGCCTCCTTCATGGCGCGCAGATCCTGAGCATCGGAAGCCCTTGGGCGCCTTTCGGGCCAATTTTCGAGCAAGTCGCAGCGTCGTGGCGGAAACCCACGCCCGAGCGCGTCGTGGTGCGTGCGCCGGGGTGGGCGATGAATCCGGTCTATTGGACGCCCGAGCGAATGGACGCGCTCCGCGCCTCGGACCCCGATGCGTGGCGCGTAGACTGCGCCGCGGAGTTTGCGGCCCCCGAGTCCGCGCTTATCCCGCCCGATGCGCTCGCGAGCGCGACGCGGCAGGCCGGCGACCTCGAGCCGGACCCGCTGCGCACGTACGCGGCCGCCATGGACGCCGGCACGCGCGGCAACGCCTGGACGCTCGTGGTCATGTCGAGACACGGCGACAAGCGCCGCGTGGACCTTGCGCGCCAGTGGGTAGGCTCGCGAAACCAGCCGCTCGCCGCCTCGGAGGTGCTGCGTGAGATCGCCGCGGTGGCCGCGCGCTACCGGGTAGCCGCGGTTTGGTGCGACCAGTGGAGCGCCGACCCGTTGTCGGAGCTTGCGCTACAGCAGGGCGTCACGCTTCTCCCGAGGCTCACGCCAGCGCGGGAGCGGTGGGAGCAGGCCGCGCGCTTCCGCTCTGACGTATTGGAGGGGCGCCTTGAGATGCACCCTGACCCGGTGCTTCGCGAGGACGTGCTCCGCGCGAAGCGCACCACGACGATCCAAGGCGTGCGCCTCGACCTCCCGACCGCCGGCGACGGCCGCCATTGTGACTACGTGCCGGCGCTCATGCTCGCATCGGCGCAGTACATCGGCGACAAGCGGCCATCGCCGAATGAACGCGGCACGAGCGCGTGGTATGAGGCAGAGGCGGCACGCATGGAGCAGGCCGCAGACGAGGCCGCGCGACGCGCGACGCAGAAGCGGAGATGGTGACGATGGCAACGCAGTCAATTCGATGGTGGGCGCTTGAAGGCAAGGCGGCGCTCGAAGGCGTGTGGGCGACCGTGCGTGAGCTCGAACAGGCCAGCGGGGCGCGCCTCGACGCCTACGCGCGCTTCCTCGAAACGTATGACGTGGAGCTCCCGACAAACGGCCGCCGCGGGAGCCCGTACCGCCGCGTGGACGAAGAGGTGCTCGCGCCCAACAAATTCCGCCGCGTGCTCGACACGATCCACGCGAAGATGATCAGAAACAAGATCCTCCCGCAAGCCGTGAGCACGGGAGGCGACTACTCGACGCGAGCCCGCGCGAAGGGCTTCTCGCTCTTTTTGGAAGGCGTCCTTGCGACCGAGCGCATGGACGAGCTCGCCGACCTTGCCGTGCGTGACGCGCTCCTTTGCGGCTTCGCCGCGGTAAAGGTGTCGCCCGGAGCCGGCCGCGTGGTCTTCGAGCGTCTCAAGCCGTGGTGCGTCCACTTGCGCGATGCCGAGTGCAACGGAAACCTCCCGCGCCGCGTCTACTACGTGGACGATTTCGACCGCGGGGCGCTCGCCGATATGTTCCCCGAGCACGAGACCGCGATCATGGCCGCGCCGATGCCCGCGCAGGTGGGAACCACGCGCCTGACGAGCGCGTACAACCCCGATGCCGTGCGCGTCGTAGAAGCGTGGAGTCTCGGGACCGAGGACCGCCCTGGCCGGCACATCATCGCCCTTGAGGGCGTGGAGCTCCTTTCGGAAGAGTGGACGGAGCCGACGTTCCCCATCGCGTTCCTCCGCTTCTACGCGCCGCCGGTGGGCTTCTACCCGGTGCCGGTGGCCAAGCTCCTTCTCCCGATTCAGCGCGAGCTTGAATTCACTGCGGCAAAGCTCCAACGCACGTTCCGCATCATGAGCAGCGCGCATTTCATCGTGGCGCCCGGCGTGGAGTTTTCGACCGAGCAGATGACCAACGAGCCAGGCACGATTTGGCGCGCGAACCCAGGCCAGATTCAGCCCTTCGCGCCCCCAGCGGTCGCGCCGGACCTGTACCGCTATTTCACCGACCTCGGGCCGATGATGACCGAGATGTCAGGCGCAAGCGCGATGAGCGTGGCGAATCAGAAGCCGGGCGGCGTGACGAGCGGCATCGCGCTTCAAACGCTTGACGACGTGGAGGCCGAGGGCTTCCTCGCGATGCACCGCGCCTTTGCGGCGTGGCACGTCGACATCGCGAAGATCGCGATCCGTGCGTGCGCCGTCGTCGCCGAGGAGACGCCAAAGTTTGCCGTGCGCATCATGGGGAAGGGGCGAGCGCAGAACGTACGTTGGCGCGACGTTGCGATGAGCGATGACGAGTACGAGATCCGCGTCATGCCTACGAGCCAGTTCGCGCGTGACTTCGCGGCCCGCATCGATCAGGCCGAAAAGCTCCTACAGCTTGGCGCGCTCACCGTGCCGCAATTCCGCGAAGTGCTTGACTTGCCCGACCTGCAAGCGGAGACGGACCTTGACCTGTCCGACCTTCAGATCGTGGACCGCAACGTGGAGGCCATCCTTGTGCGCCAGCTCCCCATTATCGCCGAACCTTTCGACAACCTTGCATTGATCGTGTCTCGCGGCGTGAAGGCGTACAACCTTGCGCGCCTCAACGACGCCGACCCCGTGGCCCTTGAGCTCTTGCGCCGGTACATCCAGAGCGCGCAAGACCTTCAGGCCGCGTCCCAGCCTCCCGCCCCGCCCGCCACCACTGGCGGTGCGGGCCTTCCGCCCGACCTCGCGCAGCTCGCGGGGCAGGGCTCACCACTCGCAGCGGAGTGACACATGATCGAAATGACCGCACCAGTAACCACAAGCTCGCAGCAACCCGAGCAGACGGCGCAATTTGTCGGCACCAACGGCGACGACCGCGTCGACCGACGCGAAGCCGCGATCGCCGCCATCAAGGGCAACCTCAAATCGCAAAGGCGCGCGCAGGCGCCCCAGGCGCCCCATGAGGAGCCCGAGGCGCACGAGGACGCCCCCGAGGTGGACGACGAGGCACCGCCGCTTCTACGCGGCGCAGAAGCGCAGGAAGAGGCCGCAGGGTCAGAGGCCGACGACGAGCCCACGCTTGCGGCTGTTGTGCGCGCTCGCGAGAAGGCAAACCGGATGCGTCGCGAAGCCGAAGCGCAGCGGGCAGACCTTGAGCGCGAGCGAATGCGCCTCGACATGGACCGCCGCGAGCTCGATCAGCTCAGGCGAGCCCGCGAGGCGATGGCCAAAGACCCGCTTGCCGGGCTTCGCGAACTTGGCGTGGACCTTCGCGACCTCACCGAGCGCGCCGCCATGGACGGCACGCCCGACGCTCAGATGCGCGAACTTCGCGAGGCGCTAGAAGCTCAGCGCAAAGAGCTTGACGACTACCGTCGCGGGCAGACCGTGCGCGAAATGGAACAGACCCGCGCAAAGGCCGAAGGCGACTTTTTCGCCATCGCGTCGACAGAAGATGACTACCCGTTCCTCGCCGCTCGCGTAGAGCTGCACCCGGAGCTCGTAAAAGCGCAAGCATATCAGCTTCAAGATCAATACTACAAACAGACCGGCAAGGTGCCAACCCTGCAAGAAATCGCGGAAGCACTGGACTACCTTGCCAGCGAGGAGTATCGTCATGTGAGCGAGCGCGAAGCTCGACGCGGCACCAGCAAAGCCGCGGCACCGGGCAACGGCCCCGCAGCAGGCAAGCCGAGAACCTCCCGCACCCTGAGCACATCGAGAGCCGGCGAGAAGAGCACGGCAAGCCCCGACCTTCGCGGCATGAGCCGAGACGCCCGCAAAGACTACGTGGCGCAGCTCTTTCGGGCCGGCAAACTCGGCGGCTAGTTCTCCGCGGCGGGAGACCTCACCACCCTTCCGCCTGTTTCGGAGTCTCACATGGCCGTTCTCGACGTATCCACCGCAACAAATATTATCAAATTTCTGTACCCGGACTACACGGTTCCTCGGGAACTCCGTAAGACGAACCCGTTTTTCGCGATGCTCGCGAAGAAAACTAATTTCGTGGGCAAGTCCGTTGAAGTGCCGCTCACGATTAACACGACGCAAGGCGGCTCTGCGCTATTCAGCGCGGCAAAAAGCTCTAACGAGCTCTCGACTAGTTACGATAATACGTATAAAAGTTTCGCGCTCACCCGCAAAACGGATTACTCGCTCGCGACCATCAGCGGCGAAGCGATGAAAGCGGCCGTAATGGACGAGGGCGCTATGGTCGACCTTTTCCAAGACACGATCGACCTCGCCATGATGACCGCTATGCGCAGCGTGGCACGCAACCTCTTTCGCGACGGGTGCGCGTGGGCCGGCAAGGTCGGCAGCATTTCCGGCACGACCGTCACGCTCTCGACCCCGAGCGATGCGTTCAATTTCGATCTCGGCGAGCGCGTTACGATCTTCTCGTCGTCGTCGTTCCTCATGGATACGGTCGTAAACAGCACCGACAGCACGCCCTACCTTATCACGGCCGTAGACCGCAAAGCCGGTACGATCACGCTCTCAAGCTCCACAGGCGTTGCGGCAAACCATTATATCGCGCGGTTTGGCGATCGCACGGTCGCGACGAGTGATGCTACCGTGTTCACGAACTCGCGCGTCATTACGGGTGCCGCTCAGTGGCTCGCTGGCTCGCAGACTGGCGCCGTCACGGGCGCGACCGCTGGCGCGCAGTTCCAGGCCGCGATTTATGGCGTGACCCGCACGAGCGACAAGACATCGCTTGCCGGTAGCTCGCTCGATTGCACGGGCGCAGCCCCCGACGAGGCGATTATCCAGCTCGCCAGCGACATTAACGCGGAAGGCGGCCGTCCAGACCATGCCTTCCTAAACCCGCGCGACTTCGCCAGCCTCGTGAAGTTTCTCGGATCGCGTACGGTGTACGACCGCGCCACGAGCATCGAGGACGCAGAGATCGGCTTCCAGGCCGTCACGCTCATGGGCGACGCCGGCCCGGTCAAGGTCGTAAGCGACATCAACGTACCGCAAAGCCAGATTTTTGTGCTCCAACTCGACGCGTGGGACTTGTTTTCGCTCAATGCGGCGCCGCACATCCTCGACTACGACAATCAACAGATCCTTCGCGTCTCGGACGACGACGCTTACCAGATCCGCATTGGCAGCTACGGCAACCTCCGTTGCCGCGCCCCCGGATTTAACGGGCGCGGATTCAACTACCTCGCCACCACCACCTACTAAGGAAAATCACCATGGCCGCCCGCTCTTTCGTTCCGCTTTTGGGCGCCGCTGATCCGGGAGTCGTCCTCCTCGGGTTCAGTTTCGCTACGAACGGGTCCAGCGATCCCGTTGCCTCGACCATCACGGGCCGTGGCGTTGCGTCCGTCGTGCTTGCATCGACAGGCGTCTACACCATCACTCTTCAAGACGTGTACCCCGCCCTGCTCTCCGCGACGGCAAGCCTGCAACTCGCCAGCGCGGACGACAAGGTGGCAGCAAGTATTGGAGCGGTAGACCTCACCGCGAAAACCATTCAGGTGCGCCTCTATGACATCAGCTCAGCCGCGCTCGCAAACGTCGCCGCCGCGACCGGCAACCGCGTGAACGTGACCCTCGTGCTCAAAAATTCGCAGGTCTGACCATGAAAAAACCCGCGCTTCTAATTGCTCTTGGCCGCGGCCCGACGAACAAGATGGACGACGACGAGGAGGGGCAAGCCTCCGACTACGCCGCAGAAAAAAAGGCCCTTGCCGCGGACGTGATGGCCGCGATCAAGGAAGGCAACAAAGCAGCTCTCGCGGACGCTCTCGAGGCGTTCGTGCTGGCGTGCTCGGAGTAAGCAACAATGGCGCGGAGTCGAACCCTCGGAGACATGCGCTCGGACGTTCGGCTCCGTGCCGATATTGTGGGCAACCAGTTTGTGACGGACTCGGAGCTCAACGAGTACCTGAACCAGAGCATCGCGGAACTCTACGACCGCCTAATCGGCTCGCGCGGACAAGAGTATTACGCGAAAGAGCAGATCATCACGACGAGCGGCGCGGAAGGCTACGCGCTTCCAGCGGACCATTACGAGACGCTTTACGTTGAGCTCGACTACGGAGGCACGCGAACGCGCCTTGGCTCTTACTCGTTTCACGAGCGCGCGCGCCTTATCGGAACCTCGACGCCCAACGCGGGCGTCCCCATCGCCTTCCGCATCATCCAAAACAACCTAACGCTCCTCCCGGTGCCGACCGCCGGCTTCACCGTGCGTCACTGGTACGTCCCCGCGTCCGTGCGCCTCGTGCTCGACGCGGACGCGTTCGATGGCATCGACGGGTGGGAAGAGTACGCCATTTGGCGCGCCGTGGCCTACGTGCAGCAGAAAGAGCAGCTAGACGCCGGCTTCTCGCTCGCGTTCGTCACAAGCATCGGCCAGCGCATTGACCGCCTCGCGCCGTTCCGCGCGACGCAGAACACCGAGCGCGTAACCGACGTGTACCGCTCAAATCGCATCCTTGACGTGGACCCCTCAAGCCTCCTTCCGAGGCCCTAAATGGCGCTCCCGCCGCTTCGCGTGGCTCCCTCAAGCGTGCTCCGCACGGAGGACGCCGCGACGACGGACGCGCAACGACAGCAGTTCGTCACGACCGCACGCGTCAACGCGACGACCACGGCCGTCAACACAATCCGCGCCACGCCCTTCGGGACGGACGGCCAGATGCTCACGCAGCCAGACGGACGCGGAGACCGCACGCAAGCCCTTACGTTGGTTGCCGGCAACAACGTGATCGAACACACGCTACGCCGGCCAGCACTCGGCTTTGTCGTGGCCGACCTGCAAGCCGTTGCCTCGCCGCTCGCGCTGACTCGCGTGGAGCGTTCGCGCCTCGTCGACGAGCAAAGCATTTTGCTTCACGCGTCAGCCGCCTGCACCGCTAAAATCTGGGTATGGTAGCCCTATGGCAGACGCGCAAGACCCTCGCCGCATCATCGTTCGTGCCGACTTCGGAGGCGGTGTTGATCAGAGCATGGACGCATGGCGCGCCCCGCCGTCGCAGCTTTCACAGCTTACAAACGGGCGCCTTGAGCGCGCGGGCAGCATTCGCAAGCGCACAGGCTATCAGCCCACCCAAGCCCCGCTTGGCAGCGCGGGAGAACCGCTCTCGGCGCTGAGCGGACCGGCGCAAACCGTCGTCATTGACAAAGCCCGTGACAGTTACCTCGACAACTGGACGCACCTAAACACGACCCCCGTGCGCATCGCAAACGAGTGTGGCTACGTGGCGCGCAACTACTCGCCTACCACGGGTTCCGCAAACAACGCATGGACGACCACCGGCCCCGCCTCCGACGTAATCGGTGACGTAGTGGTGCTCGACGGCAACGCGGGCGACGTGGACGAATGCGTGGACTTTGCCGCGCACGATGGATGGATCTTTGTTGTAAAGGTCACGCGCGCAAGCGCAGCCGCAAGCGTAACGACGTTGACCCTTTCGCAATACGACGCGACGACACAAACGCTAGTCTCGGAACACTCGCAGACGTTCGCAGGCGGTGCGCCAAGCCCAAACGCCGCGCGCATGTACCCCAAAATCCTCATCTACCCTTCCATCGCAACGATCGTTATTGCAGCCGCGTTTAACGCCACAGTTACCACCGCAGTCGTGCAATTTTACGTGTACGGTTTTGCCGCAAGCGGCGTTACTCTTGCGGCCACGCCCGCGCCTACCGCGCGCCAGGCGACCGTAGATTACTTCGACGTCACAGCGTTCGCCACCGTCCCCGAAGCCCGCTATCGGCCGGCGTGCCCTTGGGACGTGGCGGCAACAGTGGGAAACGGTCTGTTTTTTGCGCAATACCGCACTGGGGTAGGTCTGCGCACCGAGCGGTTCGACGTGACGCCGGGTGCTATCACGTCCACCGCTTTCGCAGACCATACCCCCGTAGGCGTCAACGATCTGCAAGCTCTCAGCATCGCCTCCGTGTCTGGCGGTATCGCGTTGGTAGGCGTCGCCATCCCGTTTAACGCCGCCTTGACGCCGCCCTACCAGCCCGGTAATTATCAATGCCCCCTGGTGACGCTTAACGCAACCACCTGCGCCCTTATTGCGCACAACGTCAACCCCGTTCTTGTCGCCGCCGCGGGCGCCACAGCGATCCCCGGACGGCTTACGGTTGCCGAGTACCAGGCGCAGGGCTCGTCAGAATTGCGCGTGTGCGGTTTCGTCGAAGTGCTTGAGTACACCGCCGGATTCGTCTACGCCTCGAGGCTCGTGCGCGTGGGTATGGGCTTCGGTAACGTGACCGCGACTGACGTCACGGTCTCCAAGAGCGCCGCAACCCCAGCCGGGCGCATGTTCCATCTCAGCTACGGGGCCGCCGTTGGAACCACGAGCCGCCTACCCGTGCGTCTCCCGCTCGTCGTAGGATCGTCGCAGCAAACATTTGACGGCCGCGTGCCGTTGACAAATGTGCCCTACACCGATTTCGCGGGAAATTACTCAAGCGTTATCGGCACACAAATTCTCGTCGGTGTCGACGAAATGACGCTTACGTGCGCAAACAGCCCCGTGCAAACCGTTTCGCCGCGCTTGCAGCCGTGCCCGCCGCCGCGCGCATTCGCAATTAGTAATGTCTGGTACGTGCCCCACCTTGTCGCGCTCGACGGCGCCGCCGGCTTCGGCATCGCTGCGATCCGACTTGCGCAACGCCAGGTCGGTGACACTTCCTCAAGCTCTTTTGCCACGCTCCCTATCGCGCCGGGTGGCGTGGTGCAGCAGAGCGACGGCGAGCGATTTGCGGAAGTGGCGCTCGTAGACCGACCCCGCATCGGCGCCGTTCTCGGCAGCAACCTTGGAACCGCAAACGACTTCACCGCTGGCGACTACATTGTGCAGGCCATCGCGAGCTATCGCGACAGCAACGGCAACGTGCACCGCTCGACGCCGAGCGACCCTTACCGCTTCGTGTCGGCGCCGTCACCTTCCACCGCGCGCTCGTGGCAGATTTGGTTTTCGTATCAGAGTTTTACGAACCGAAACGACGTGCAAATTGAATTTTACGTTACGGCGCCAAACGGCACAATCCCGCGCTACTGGTTCAGCGTTCAAAACGTAGTGGGAGGTAGCTTTAACGCAACGACGCGCACCGACTCCGCCATTGGTGGGCAAGGCCTTCCAGCTCTCGACGCGCCGACGCTCTACACGACGAAAGCACTGCCGTTTGTGCCAATCCCGTCCGCACGGTGGAGCCTGACCTTTAAGAACCGGCTTCTCGTAGGCGGCGCGGATGACGCGCGCTCAATCTGGTACTCCAACGCGCCAATTGCCTATCAGGCCGCGAGCTTCGCGGTCGGCAACGTCATCCGCCTGGAGCATGAGAACGGCTGCACCGCCGCGGGCAACGTAAACGACAAATTGATTCTTTTTTCGGAGCTCGGAATCTATGCCACGTACGGGCAGTTTCGCGACCCGGACGGCACCGGAAACGCGCTCGCGGAGCTCGAAAGCATCCACAATTACATCGGGTGCACGCAGCCTGTAAGCGTCGTAACCATCCCAACAGGCGTTCTCTTTTTTGGCTCGGATGATCGCTTCTACCTGATTAACGAGCGGCTGGAGCTTGTGCCCGTGGGCCTTCGCGTGCAGGACGTGACGACGACGGCCGGCCAAAATTTCAGCGTGTGTCAAGCCGCGGTGCATATTGAGCCAGAGCGCGAAATTCGCTTCTACATGCGCAACCCGGTTGCCCAAACGTGCATTGTGTGCGTCTACAACTACCAGGTAGACCAATGGGGCACCGATGCGATCGCGATAAACGGAACCACAACCTTCGCGTCGTGGCACGGAGCAACCGCCTCCCCTCAGCTCGGATGCCTTTTGCCCCACGCGTCACAGTGGATCACGGACAATGCAACAACGCACACCGACTTCAACACGTATATCCCGCTTGTTGTCGCGACCGCCTGGATCCAGCCCGGAGGCTCGCAGGATTACGCGCGATTTCGCTACGCTCAGATCCTTGGCCGCTTTGTCGACGCTCACGACCTTACGGTACAGGTGCGCGTAGACTTTGACGACAACACCATAGCCGCAACCGGGACGTGGACCGCCGCGCAGCTCGCGCCGGTAACTTCCACAGCCTACCCGGAACAAGTGCGGCTGCAAGTGGGCACGCAAAAAACCCAGTGTGTTAAAATTACAATTTCCGACGCCGCGCCAAGCTCAGGCGGCTATGGTATTGGTCGAGGCCCCCAACTTATCGGACTCGCGCTTGAAATGATGCCGCTCGGCGGCATGCGCAGGCTCCCAGACGCGCGCAAGAGGTAACGCATGGCGTACGAGTTTTCTCGCGAATACCAGGACCGGCAGGCAGCGGAGCTCGCCCGCGCAAAAGCCACCGGCAACTACTCAAGCCCCGTGCCCGTGGGCACGCGCGTATTTGGCAGCGACCCGGCAGACTTTGCCAGTGTCTATCAAGAGGACGTAGCTTCACGGCTCCGCGCTCGTGACCAGGCCGCAGAGACGGCCGCATTTGAGGCGCAGCGGCAGCGCATCCTCGGTGCGATGCAGCCTTCGACCGTGGCCACGCAAGCCGCCCGCGAGCAAGCGCGCAAAGGTGGCGCCGCCACGCTTGGCGCCGCGCGCTCGCTCATGGGCATCGGTGGCGTGCAAACCGCAGCCCTCGGAGCCCTCGGCGCCGGCATGGCGCATCAATTCGGCATGGCGGAAGCGCGGCAGGTGCAGGCGCAGGAAGAGCAGCGCAACGCCCTTGCGCAAGCGCAGCTCGCGGAAATGCTTCGTCAGCAAGAACTCGCGCGCCTCGGGCTCGAGCGCGCCGACTATGCGCAAGCCCTTGGCGCGCAGCGCGCGCTTCTCCCAGCCGCGCAGCAGTACGCGCAAGAGTCCGCCGCCGCAGAGGCCGCGCGACAGCGACAAACCCTCGGCGCCGCAATGGGAGCCCTGGGAACCGCCATCGAATTGGGATACGGGGCGTATCAGGGAAGACAACGCGAAGCCGAACGCGAGCGCGCAGCGTACAACGCGATGAGCGAAGAAGAGCGCCGAAGGAAGTACGGGTGAGCTATGGGCGTTTTCGATATTTTTCGACCCGCAACAGGCGCAACGCTGGAAGACGTGCGGAAAGCAAACCAAGAGGCCGATCCCGAGCGCGTGCTCTATCAAACCGCGATGGGCGGACTTGAACGATTACAGCGCGAGCAAACGGCCGCATTTCAAGCAGCCCGCGAGCCGCAGCAAGCCGCAGTAGCAGCTCTCGGTCAGCGCGCGGCAACGCTTGAAGGCGGAGCCGCGCAAATGGCCGCCCAGCAAAGCCTTGAGACTGCGCAACGTAGCGCGCCGATGGGCGCCATCCTTGGCGGGCAAATCGGGCAAGCCCAGGCGCAACAAATCGGCGAGCTCGAGCAAGAGGCCGCAGCGCGGCAGGCCGCTTATTTCCGCGGATTGGGTGCGCTTGGCACAGGGCTGATGACCGAAGCGGAAGAGCGCCGCCGCGTGGAACAAGCCATGCTGCAAGACCTGCAAGCGCGCTACGCAGGAGCCATGCAACAAGCCCAATTTCAGCGACAAACCGAAGCCGCAGAACGCCAGCGCACGGAAGCTGCAATTTTGGGCGCCGCGGGTAGCGGAATTTC